CTTCTTTAACGGTGTGGCCGAAGCGTTTATGAATATGGCAACGGAAATAATCGCAAAAATGATCACCATGTACGCCTTTAAAACCCTTTTGGGTTTGTTTGGTGGCGGTGGCGGCAGTTTGTTTAGTGGTCAAGGCCAGGTCACCATGCCTGCTGCTGGCGTGGGCAGAGGCGCCTCCATGTTTATGCCTGGTGCCGTAAGTTTCCGTGCCAATGGCGGTCCCGTCACCGGCGGTTCGCCTTACATCGTCGGCGAGCGCGGTCCCGAACTGTTCGTACCTGGCCGCAGCGGCTCCATCGTGCCCAACAACCAGCTGGCTGGAGGCGGCGACACTAATGTCGTAGTAAACGTCGATGCCAGCGGCAGTAAGGTAGAAGGCGACGATCAACAGGGCAAACAACTGGGGCGTGTAATCGCTGCCGCCGTCCAGCAGGAAATCATCAAACAAAAACGTCCCGGAGGCTTGCTGGTGTAATGGCTACTTTCCCCGATTACCAGCCGACATATTCGGCCACCAAAACCAGTCAGCCGAAGATTCGTACCACGCAATTTGGCGATGGTTACCAACAGCGCGTTACCTTCGGCCTCAATCAAAACCCGAAAGAGTGGCGGCTTACTTTTAATGTCAGTGACGACGACGCCAATACTATTGAAGCCTTTCTAGATGCCCGGGCGGCAGACGCCGCATCTTTTGACTGGACACCACCGGGCGAAATCACAAGCTACAAATGGACATGCTCTAACTGGACCCGCGAGCTGTTTGATTTTGATCGGAGCAAAATTGACGTTACGTTCATGCAGGTATTTGAGCCGTGACCGTACCTGTTTCTGCGCTACAGGAAATTGCACCTGGCGCCGTCATCGAGCTATTTGAACTAGAGCTGAACGTGCTGCAGCACGGCGTGGCGGACACCTACCACTTCCACGCTGGTACAAGCCTCAACAACAATGGCGAGCTGATCTGGAACGGCCAGAACTACCTGCGCTTTCCGATCGAGGGAGAGGGCTTCGAATACAGCGGCAACGGCCAGCTGCCACGGCCGAAGGTGCGGGTGAGCAACATCCTCGGGACCATCACGGCGCTGCTGCTCAGCCTGCCCGATGGGCTCGAGGGCGCCAAGCTGACGCGGATCCGCACGCTGGCCCGCTACATCGACGGCGCCAACTTCCCCGGCGGCACTAACCCCTACGGCACGCCAGACCCGACCGCAGAGTTTCCGCGTGAGATCTACTACGTAGACCGGAAGGTGGCAGAGACGCGGGACGTGGTGGAGTTCGAGCTCGCGGCATCGTTCGACTTGGCCGGAGTGCGGGCACCCAAGCGGCAGTGCATCGCGAACATCTGCCAGTGGGTCTACAAGTCCGCGGAGTGCGGCTACACCGGCGGGCTGCCCACCTGCGACAAGACGCTGGATGCCTGCAAGGCCCACTTCGGCGCGACCGCTGAGCTGCCGTACGGAAGCTACCCCGGTGTGGGTACCTATTTCGCATGACCATGACCTGGCGCACCGCAGCACTCGATCACGCCAAGGCCGAGGATCCCCGCGAGGCCTGTGGCCTGCTGGTGGTGGTCAAAGGCCGCGAGCGGTACTGGCCGTGCCAGAACCTCTCCACCGGCACCGATCAGTTCATCCTCAGCCCCGACGATTACGCGGCCGCAGAGGATGCCGGCGAGATCATCGCGGTAATCCACAGCCACCCGGTCACCCCGCCACAGCCCAGCGGGCCGGATCTGGTGGCGTGCGAGAACAGCGGGCTCCCCTGGCACATCGTCAACCCGAAGACCGAGGCATGGGGCGGCTGCGAGCCATCGGGCTACAAGGCGCCGCTGATCGGCCGTGAATGGGCGTGGGGCGTGGCCGACTGCTGGACGCTGGCGCGTGACTGGTGGCAGGCGCAGGGCCTCCAGCTGCCCGACTGGGAGCGCCCGCTGACGCCGCAGGATTTCGAGGCGGCACCAATGTTTGACGGGTGCTGGCGGACCGCCGGCTTCCGCGAGCTGGACGATGATGATGAGCTGCAGGTGGGCGATGCGCTGCTGATGAGCATCAGCGGGCCGGGCCTGAATCACGTCGGCGTTTACATCGGTGACGGGTTGCTGCTGCACCACATTCGGGGCAGGTTGTCGAGCCGCGATCTCCTCGGAGGTTGGATCCTTAAGTGTGTGGGCCGACGATTACGTCATCCCGGCTTCATTACGATGGGTGGAGGCTGAGCGGGGCCATGCTGCGCGAGATCCGGGTCTATGGGCGGCTGGCAAAGTTCCTCGGCCGGCGCGTGTTCCGCGCGGAGGTGGCGACCGCTGCTGAGGCGGTGCGGTTCCTGCTGGCCAATTTCCCGCAGTTGGAAAAGCACATGGCCGACCAGCACTACCGGGTGAGCGTCGGCGGCTATGACCTCGAGGAGAGCGAGCTGCAGGATCCAGCAGGGCAGCAGCAGATCAAGATCGTGCCCGTGCTCGCAGGCGCTGGCACCGTGGGGCGGATCATTGCGGGCGTGGCGCTAGTTGCGCTTTCGTTTATTCCCGGCTTCGCCGCGTGGGCTGGCCCAACAGCGTATGCGTTGATTACAGGCATCGGCGCCTCTCTGGTGCTCGGCGGCGTGGCGCAGCTGCTCACGCCAGTGCCGAAGATCGGCCCAACGCCGGGCGCTACTGGAGCCAACACCGACCAGGACCCGCGCAAGTCCTACAGCTTCTCCGGCATCCAGCAGACCAGCCGCCAGGGCGTGCCCGTGCCCGTGGTTTACGGCGAAACGCTGGTGGGTTCGGTGGTGATCTCAGCCGGCGTTGACACCGTGCAGGTGGCGGGATGAGCAGGATCGTCGGCGCAGGTGGTGGCGGTGGTGGCGGCAAGGGCGGCGGCGGTGGTGGCAGCACCAGCCAGCCGCAGCGCACGCCAACGGAGGCGGCCGACAACCTCAACAGCGCGCAGTATGCGCAGCTGCTGGACCTGATCAGCGAGGGCGAGATCGAGGGCCTGAAGGCCGGCGCGCAGTCGATCTTTCTGAACAACACGCCGCTGCAGAACGCCAACGGCACCTACAACTTCCAGAACGTCACCGTCTACACCCGCAACGGCACGCAGGATCAGACCTTCATCCCCGGATCGGCCGAGATCGAGGATGAGAAGCCGGTGGGCGTGCAGGTGCAGCAGGCCACGCCGATCGTGCGCACGATCACCGATGCGAACGTGGACGCGGCGCGGATCTCGATCACGGTGCCGCAGCTGCAGGAGTTCACCAACGAAGGCGACGTGAACGGCGCCAGCGTGCAGCTGCAAATCGCCGTGCAGTACGGCGGCGGCGGCTACACCACGGTGATCGATGACACGATCGCCGGCCGCACCGCTGACACCTATCAGCGCGACTACTTGGTGGGGCTGGTCACTACTCCGGCCGACATCCGCTTGACGCGGATCACGCCGGACAGCAGCAGCGCCAAGCTGGCCAACGCTTTCAACTGGACCAGCTACACCGAGATCACCTACGCCAAGCTGCGCTACCCCAACAGCGCCCTTATCGGCCTACGGGTGGATGCTGAGCAGTTCTCGAGCATCCCCAGCCGCTCCTACCTGATCCGCGGCATCAAGGTGCGGATTCCGTCGAACGCGACGGTGGACACCACCAACGGCCGGCTGGTCTACAGCGGCATCTGGAACGGCACCCTCGGCGCGGCGCAGTGGTGCTCTGATCCGGCGTGGATCCTGTGGGATCTGCTCACCTCCACGCGCTACGGCTTCGGCGATCACGTCAAGGCAGCGCAGCTCGACAAGTGGGCGTTCTATGCCGCGAGCCAGTACGCCTCGACGCTGGTTCCTGACGGTTTTGGCGGTTTTGAGCCGCGCTTCTCCTGCAACATCAACATCCAGACGGCCGAGGAGGCCTACAAGCTGATCAACGACATGTGCTCGGTGTTCCGGGCCATGCCGTACTGGAGCACCGGCGCTCTGACGATCAGCCAGGACCGGCCGGCGGACTCGGCCTACCTGTTCACGCTGGCCAACGTCTCAGAGGAGGGCTTCAGCTACCAGGGCAGCAGCCGCAAAACCCGGCCGACCGTGGCGGTGGTCAGCTACTTGGACCTGGACAGCCGGGACATCGCCTACGAGGTGGTGGAGGACCAAGCCGCAATCGCGAAGCACGGCGTGGTGTCCACGCAGATCAGCGCCTTCGCCTGCACATCCCGCGGCCAGGCCAGCAGGATCGGCGAGTGGCTGCTCTATTCCGAGCAGTACGAAGGCGAGGTGGTCAGCTTCACCGCATCGATCGATGCCGGCGTGGTGGTGCGGCCTGGGCAGATCATCGAGATCAGCGACCCGGTGAAGGCCGGCTCACGGCGCGGCGGCCGCATCACTGCAGCCACCACCACCACGGTGACAGTGGACGACGCCAGCGGCCTAGCAGCTGGCGCAGCAGCCACCCTCTCGGTGATCCTGCCGGATGGCACGGTGCAGAGCAGCGCGGTGACGGCGATCGCCGGCAACGTGGTCAGCTTGGCCACACCGCTGGCCGCAGCGCCCAACGCGAACAGCGTGTGGCTCTACCAGACCTCGAACATCCAGACCTCGACCTGGCGCGTGCTCAGCGTGCAGGAGCAGGACGGCGCGAAGTACGCGATCAGCGCACTGGCCTACAACGCCAGCAAGTACGACTACATCGAGCGCGGCGCACGGCTGCAGCCGCGGGACATCACCGACCTCAACATCATCCCGGCGGCGCCCACCAACCTACAGGCCGTCGAGACGCTCTATGAGCTCAACGGCCGCGCGCTGGCCAAGCTGATCATCAGCTGGCAGCCGGTGGTCGGGGTCAATGAGTATCGCGTGCGCTGGCGGCCGCAGAACGGCAACTGGACCAGCACCACTCAGGCGCGGCCCGATTTCGAGATCCTCGACACCACCGCCGGCGTCTATGAGGTGCAGGTCTACAGCCTCAACGCAGCGCTGCGGCAATCGGTGGAGCCGGCCAAGTTGACGGTGCAGGCCTTCGGCAAGACCGCACCACCCGAAAGTGTCACCGGCCTGTCACTGATCCCGATCGACAACGCCAGCGCCATCCTCAGCTGGGAGCGCTCCCCCGAGCTCGACGTGGTGCTCGGCGGCAAGGTGCTGATCCGACACAGCGTGCTGCTCACCGGCGCCATCTGGGAGGAGAGCCAAGAGATCGTGGCCGCGGCCGCCGGCAGCCAGACGCAGAAGCAGGTGCCAGTGCTCGAGGGCACCTATCTGGTGAAGTTCGAGGATGACGGCGGCCGCCGGTCGCTGGTGGCCAGCACTGTGATCGTGGACCTGCCCACACCGCAGCCGCGGCAGCTGGTGCAGACCTATGCCGAGGAGCTGGAGAGCCCACCCTTCAACGGCAACTACACCGACATGTTCTACGTGGCCAGCCTGGCTGAAGCAGGCGGCGCCAGCGGCCTGATCATCAGCACCGGGCTCGCGGTGGACG